GTCATGAGATTGGTGCTTTGATTAGTAAGAGAATTGAACAGGTTTCTGTAGATTTAAACAAATACCCACATATTTGTAAACAATGCAGATCACCAGCTTGGGTAAATCCTGTAACTGGTAGTACAGACTGCAGCAATAAAGGTTGTAAATGATCTACTCTCCAAAAACATTTAAATATGATGGTGTAATTCGAGATGAAAAAGGAAAGCCTGTTGGAAAGGCTGTTTTACCTTCCTGGTTTATTTATAAAGAGGGTGAGAGTATTTCAATAAGCGTTTTAAAAGTTCCTTTAACTGTTCGTGAAGGTATTTTTGAAAGTGATGTTTATGTAGATGGTTTCAAATATAAGATTCCACGAAATGATATAAAGAATTTTCGAGCAAATATTCGAGAGGGTGATTGGATAATTTCTTCTTTTATTTTGGAAAGAGCTGATTAGATTTTGTCTGAGAATAAAAAATATCTAGAAAACATTTCTGATCTTATTGATAAAAAATTATCAACAGATTCTGAAAAAACGGATAAAGAGACTGCTTATCTTTCTCAAATGGCTCCAAATGCTATTGAGTGGGTTACTGGAGTTGATTATTGGGGTTTACATACAACTTTTAATTTTTATAGACAATACCAAATATTGAGAGATTTTTTCAATCTTCGTTGTAAGAATTGCAATTCTCAAGATCCTGATGATATTGATTGTTGGGGAAAGTCAAGATCGTATTTGGAATCTGAGATATTGCTAGTTTGGAAAAAAGAGCATAATGATTTTGTTTGTCCAAAATGTGGAAATACTTTATCAGAATTTATAGACGACGGTGTTGTAATAAATTATCAAGAACTTATATGTATTGCAGGCATGCGTTCAGGAAAGTCTTATTTAGCATCTTGTATTGGTGGTTATATAGAGCATGTTTTAAGAGTTATGTCTATGGACGGTAGAGGAAGTTTACAAAGAAAGCTTCATATGCCTAAAGCAGAGTGGTTAGAATTGACATTTGGCGCAGCAACATCTACACAAGCCCGAGAAACTGTTTATGCAAAATATAGGGAGCAAAGAAATATTTCTCCATGGATTAACAGGCATGTTGCTTGGGTTAAGGAACAAGAAAAATTACAAGTTGGTGCTAAAGATAAATGGGAGTATAAGCCTTTAGAGAATTGTATTTATGATGGTTATATGATGGTTCGTTTTAATAGTATTTCTTCAAGTTCTTCTGGTGTTGCAGGTAAGACTCGTATTATGGCTACAATAGACGAATTGTCAAGATTAGCAGATAGTGAATCTAAAATGTCTGCAGAAGAAATGTACCGTGTGCTAAACCAAAGTCTTAAGACTATTCGTGGTGCAACAAGAAAATATAATTTGTTTCCTTATTTAGGATTGATGTTGAATGTAACATCCCCAATGTCTATAAATGACAAAGCAATGAGGCTTTATAGTCAAGCTTCTGCAGTTCCTAGTTTACTTCCTAGAACATTTTTTTGGAAAGGTGCAACTTGGGAATTTAACCCAGAATTGACTAAAGAAGATTTTGATCCTGAATTTGCTAAAGATCCTGTTGGAGCACAACGAGATTACGGCGCTGATCCTCCTGCTGCTCAAACTCCTTTAATTTCAGAGCCTCTTAGATTTTGGAAATCTATTGATTTTAAACGTGAGCCTATTGCAACTTTTAAAACAACTTATCTTGTAGACAAAACAGGAAAAAAATATGTAGGAGCAGATCTAGAGAATCTTAAATATAATTTTAAAGATGCTCATTATGTATTTTGTGATGCTGGGGAAACTTTTGACGGGTTTGCTATTGTTTGTGCTCATCCTGCTGTTTTGTCTACTGCAGCATTTCAAGATGAAAAAAAATACGGGGAAAATTATATAGAAATTCCAGAAGGGTTTCAGCACATAACTGAATTAACAAAAGGTCTAAATCCCGATTATAAATTTGTTAATGAAGAAATGTACCATAACAAATTTTTTGACAATCCCTCTAATTTAGGTAGAATGGTCACTGTTGTAGATTTTTGTATGAGGATTCTTCCAACAAAAGAGAGAGACATTTGGTTTCAAAGTATTATCAATATTATTGACAATATGAGAAAGAAAGTGAGAATTGCTGGTGTTGGGTTTGACCAGTGGCAAAGTACAGCAAGTATTCAAGCAATAAGAGATTTAGGAATTCCCGCAGTAAAGTTGAAATTGAAAAGTGAAAATTTTATGGAATTTGTAAGCCAAGTATATAATGATCTTATTTCTTTATTACCTCCTGATCCTAATGACTATTTGTCCTTGTCTGAAAACGGAACTTTGAAAATAGGGAAGTTGGAAGAGGAAATGAGCGGAGAAGGTGTAGGTATTTTAGAGCTTCTTAAGTTAGAAAGATCAGAAGACCTTAGAAAAGTTGTAGCCCCGAAAAAAGGGGCTGTTCGAGGTAGAAACTCTGATGATATTGCAAGGTGCATTGTAGGGGTTAATACTCTAATCAAGGATGCTGTTGTAGATAATTTGTCAAATACAGGTAGGAAAAGAGAAATTAGAAAACGATTATCTCTTGGAGGAATGCCTGAATCTAAAGTTTTTAGTTCTTTCGGAAATTCTAACAATTTTCAGAAAAAGAAATTTTAATATTGTTTTTCAAATTCATATATGATATAATTTGATAAGTTCTTCTTAGACAAAGGACTTATATTGAAGATTCAAATAATTTCTGATGTTCACTTAGAAAATAATTTAAAAAGACCTTTGATAAATAGATTAGCCGATGTTCTTGTTTATGCAGGCGATGTTGGTGAAGATCTTAAAGTAATACATAAATATTTTGGCGAAGTGAGAAAAGAAACAAGTTCGCCAATTGTTTATGTATTGGGTAATCATGAATACTTTGGCAAGTATTTGACAAGTGCTCCTGGTGATGTCAAGAAATTTTTGAAAAATATTCCAAATATTTTTGTTTTGGAAAAAGATTCAAAAATTATTGACAATGTTTGTTTTATAGGAACAACTTTGTGGACAAATTTTGATGATTATCGTGGTGAACAGGCTGCTCAATCAATTATGCCTGAATATAAATTTGTTAAAATTACCAATCAATATTACAGAATAAAATATATAACGACTAAAGATGTTTTGGATGAATATTTGAAGGGAAAAGATTTTATTGAAGAAGAAATTGTAAGAGCAAAAAAGAATAAATATAAAACTGTTATTATAACTCATACTTGTCCAACTTTTATGTGTGCTACAGAAAAAGAAAAGAAAGGAATTTTAGTAGGATCTTTTTACACGGAATTGAGTAAATTCATTTCTTGTAAAAGACCAGATATATGGGTTTATGGTCATACTCATTCAAGCAGAGAAATTAAAGTAGGAAGAACTAGAGTAATAAGCAATCAGTTTGGTTATAGAGATGAAGATTGTAAATTTGTTGAAGAATTGATGGTTGAAATATAATGGATTCCTATATTCCAAAAAAAGTCATTCCTGTAATTAAAAAAGGAATTTATAAAATAAAAGTAACAGGAGAAGAATACACAATTTGTGTTGAATCTTCAAAAGGAAATAATTTTTGGTCAAATTCTAAAGAAGGAGTTTATGGAGAAGGTCTGTGCAAACAGGACAATGATCCGTTTAAACCTGCTAGAATGGGAAAACTTGGCGAATGTGCTTTTTCAAAACTTTTTGGAATTTCTTTTGATATTTCATATAGAGAAAAAGGGGATAATTACGATTTTTTGATTAATGGTGTTTCAATAGACGTTAAAACAACTGGACCAAAAAGAAGAAAAGGTCCTGGATTAGTTTTAAGAGTGAATGAGAAGGGCTATGAAATTCCTGTAAACAAGGATATTTATGTTTTCAGTTATTGTGGTTTTGATGATACTTTGTGGAAACAGGCTGAAATAAATTTTGTAGGTTGGTGCACAAAAAAAGAATTGTTGACATTTCCTGTGGAAAATGGAATACTAGGAAACGGACATAAGAATATTGTTGTTCCTTTTGATAAATTGAGTAGTATGGAAAAATTGTTTAAAGTTTTGGGAGTATAAAAAATGGAAATTGTATATAGTCTTTCTAATAGTAGGTTTGTAGAAGATTTAAAAGATTTAAGGTTTAGAGAAGATGAGATA